TAAAAGAGAAGGTTGCCCGTCCAGTTGTTGAAGAACCGGAGACCAAGACAGAAGACATCAACGACGAGATACCATTCTGATGGATACCACTAATCTACCCTTATCTGAGCAATACCGCTTGGTGGCTAAACGCTGGGTCGAATTGAATGCGGCCGCCAGCATCCGAGAGGAAAGCAAATCTGCTTATCTTTCACGAAAAATGACGGAGATGGGCGACATGCCCGTCTCAAAAGCCGAGATGCTCGTTAAGGGATCTCAGGAATGGCAGGAGTATCTCGATGAGATGGTCATTGCTCGTCGGGATGCCTTGGAGAAAAAGGTCCAGTTAGAATACATCAGAATGAAATTTTCTGAAGTACAGTCTGAAGAGGCCACCAAAAGAGCGGAAATGAAACTGTAATGGCCGTTGACGTTACCCTGACTTGGGAGGAGATATATAGCGCCGCTTTGGTTGGGGTAATGCGCCGGATTGAAAGCATGAAACGCAACTTAAACAAAGATAAGAAGGTCAATAACACATCAAACTGGGCGTCTGACATAAATGGGGCCTGTTGCGAACTTGTCGTGTCGAAGTTCCTCAATGTTTATTGGGGTTTCCACGTTAACAACTTTACCGGCCAAGACGTGTATAAAATACAAGTCAGATCAACCCTGTATAAGGATGGTCATCTAATAGTCCATGAATGGGACAATGCAGATGACGTGTACATGCTTGTCACCTGTAAAGCTCCGCACTTTAAAATAATTGGTGGCATATCTGCCCGTAAGGCAATGAAAATAGAACCGAGAAAAAACAAAGGGCTTGAGTGGTGGGTGCCTCAAGAAATGCTTACCGACCCGCTAATCATAAGAGAATGGATAAACAATGAAAAGAATAAAGATCACAGCAAACAAACGAGCTAAAATATTCCTAACTCATGGCGGCATCTGCCATTTGTGTGCAATGAAAGTGCTTCCGGGACAAGAATGGGACGTAAGTCACGAAATTCCGCTTGAAGCAGGTGGTAAAGACGACGAATCAAATTGGTTAGTGGCCCACCGCAAGTGTCACAGAACCCATACTGCAAAAGTGGATATGCCGCTTATAGCTAAAGTTAAAAGAATTCACCAAAAACACATCGGCGCCAAACGGCCGAAGGGAACCATCCCCGGTAGTAAAAACTCTGGGTGGAAACGAAAAATGGATGGGACAATTGTCAAACGATAGGCGGGGATAATGAAATATGTACTGACTTTAAATATGGGCGGTCAGCCAGGATCTAACTCGCATCAGGTGATAATAGATCATCCATGTGAAACTCTAGAAGAAATGAAGAAAATCTTAAGTTCTGAAGATTTTCTGATCGTAAATCAGTTTTATAAGGAAGGAGAAACGCGAGATGGAGAGGCTATATGGGATGACAAAGGAAATATGATCCTGAATACGCATCTGATTGGGAAAATCAGATACTACCAAGACACGTCTACAGATCTGTATAGATCAAAATTTACACGAAACATCAACTATGGGAGACGATAATGCAATACACAGACGCACTTACAACCGTAGCGAAAACACTGTCTGAGCGGGGCAAAGAATATGGTCCTGCTGATGAATGCTTTGAAAGAAGCGCAAAAATTGCTTCAATTGTTCTGAATAAATCTATATCCAAATACGATGTGGCAATGATCTTGATGGTCAATAAACTGGCTCGTCTACAGGAAAGTAGACAAAATCCTGATCATTACATTGATGGGATGGGATATCTTGCGTTTGCGACTCAATTTGCAAAAGAATTTGAGTCAATAACGGTAGCCGTGGAAGATGAAGTCAGGGCAATGGCATCAAAATTAACGCCAGACTATTTCAAGCGCCCAGTGCAAAATCAAGCACAATAGCCCTTAATGCCCCAATCCTGTATAATGGGTTGGGGCACAAGGAGATACCTAATATGAGATATGCAATCCTTGCTACTATGATAGCAATCACCCCTGCCGCTGCGCAGGAGATGTCGAGCGCGGAATTCTTTACACGCGACAAAACAAACAACTGGACGCAGCCAATACATTACGAAGTTACTGTTTCTAAAGTAGTTTCTAGGCGCATGAACCGCCAACAGAAGTATGTTTATCGTAAGATAATTGCAGAAGTTAAGATAAAATTAGGCAGAAAATGGGTCAACCCAGCTTTACGTCTAGCCAAAATTGAGAGCGGATATCGCTGCGGTGCTGTAGGGCCACGAACCCGTCATGGGCGTGCTGTAGGGGTATTCCAAGTGCTGCCAAAGTCTGCCAGGGCACTCGGTTATCATAGTATTTGGCGCCTCAAAGAATGCGATTATGGGATAGCCGCTGGTATTGCTCACATGCAATCTTGCCTCGATGCGGGTGTGAAAACGATGCGTCAAATGGCTGCTTGTCATGTAGCTGGTATTCGCGGCTGGAAAGTCAAGTTAAGTCGCCGCCATGAGCGCTACAAGCAGTATTACATCCGTCTAGCAATGCGAAGAGAACGCCGGAGATACTGGTGAACCAGAACGTATCCAGTGCGGTAATGCAACGCAGAATTGCTGGTTGGTTTGGGGCCGATACAAAGGGCAAACTACGTTTCATTGGATTCCACCCTGTCGAAAAGAATTGGAAAAACCAAAAGACTATGGAGAAGAATGATGCTGTCAACTTTGATATTCCTGGCTGTTATTTTTCTTATGTTCATTGACCTAGCGATCATTTTAATGATTGTATGGTTATTTTTTGAGCTAGGACCGGAGTTGGTGCGTAAATGGTGGAAGAAGCTAATAGAAAGATAGGAAATGAAAATGAACGAAGAAGACGAAATCATGATTGAGATGTGGAATGAAGGTATATCAGCGACCTTGATTGGTTCACACGTTGGAAAGACTAGAAACGCCGTAATGGGACGACTTTTTAGACTTCGAAAACAAGGGATAATTTTGAGAAATCATGGCCCACAGAATGAGCCACCTAAGAAAAAAATCATAAACAGGAAGAAAACAAAGAAAGAAATAAAAGAGGCTGTTATTCAAAAACGGCTAAAGAATGAAGAAGCCACGCAAAAAAGACATGGCAAAATAGTAACAGATCTTGGATCCAACCACTGCAGATACATAATTGAGGAACCAAACGGTATCCAGACACGATACTGTTCTGAAACTATATACAAGCGATCATACTGCGCTGAACATCACGCATTGTGCTACTACACTCCGGGGCCAATCAATTTAAATCGAAAGAAGCCACGCAACGTTACCGCTCAGACCAGTAGTTGGCGTAACTGAAGCCGCAATAGTCACAGTGCCATTACCATTGGTGATGGTTACGTTCGAGCCAGCGGTGAGCGTCGTCTTGGTCAGGCCGCCGCTGGCGTTACCAATCAGCATCTGGCCATTGCTGTAGACGGTGTTGCCAGTGCCGCCGTATGCCACGGCTACGGGCACATCTAAGTCTACGCTGGTCCCGGCTACTGTAATGCCCACGCCGCCAGTGATTGGCGCGTTGTCTGCCAGAAAAACGTCTGTTCCATCGTGCCAAATGAAAGTGTTCGCGTTCTGGACAGCAGCCGCAGAATATGGACCACCACCGGCAGACGACAATGTTACTGTATAGCTTCCGCTTGTGGAATTATCGACAATATAGAATCCGGCCACACCGTTGGGGAAATACACAGTCACATTGGCTGTCAGAGTGCCTGTCAGCTTTATGCAAACATTCTGGGCTTCGTCCTGCGTCAATGTGACGTTGCTGCTAGTCAAGCTAACAATGTGTGTGCCCGAAAAAGCAGTATCTATGATGTCAGAATTATTGTTTACCGGCACGTCCCAGGTGTCGATATAATCGTTATTGCCAGGCTTCTCGATATTTTTATTTGGCGTATATGTGCTAACCATGGCTTAGTCCCCGTATGTGGCTTTATTGGCTAAGTCGAGCGCCTTGATGATATGTTCATCCGGCGTTTTGAGCAAAGATTCGGTACCTTTGTTGATTTCTCGTTTGGCGGCTTCTGTGTCTCTTAACAGGCGATCGGCAATAGATCCTGATTTGATACGGCCACCAGACGCACGCCCCTCTCTTTCACGAGCCTTTTCCTGCGTCATTGTCCCGATGCCATATGCACTTAGGCGACGAGCTAGCTGCAAAGCTATTTCTGGAGAAGGTTTTGCCAAAAGAAGATTTGCGGTAGATGGATCTTTTGCAGCTTCTAATAGCCTTTTTATAACTGGCTCTCTCAAGTCACCAGTAGCGAATGAAGATAGCAATGATCTAACTGCCTTAACACCAGGCATAAAGGATGCAGTTGACGCGGCAGTAGTCCCAAGGCCCGGAAAATACGGCATAGCTGTCTGGGAGGAAATGATGCCATGGAACGCTTCTAAAATAGAAGCATCACTCAATACTCCCAATTTCTTCCCTACAAGTATGTCTATCATTCTGCCATTTTTTATTTTCTGCAAAGTTTCGGTAGTTGTCGCTTCTGGCTTTATATTCCGAAGCATACCGGCGGAGTCCTTTAATGCTTTTATAACACTTTGCTGGTTTTTGTTTCCACCAGCAATTTGCATCAATTCATTCTCGTTATTTTTAATGAAGTTAAATAGTTTTTCTGGCGTGCCTGTACTTAATGCAGCGTCAAATGCATCCGCAACTTTTGCCAGACGTACTTGTTCTGCATTTTGGCCAACAGTTTTGACCATATTAGAAAGCCTAGATTTTAAATCAGGTATACCATTAACAAGTGATGCTGTATTTGGGTTGGACATCAATTGATTAATGTCCTTGATAGATAAGTCAAATTTTGTGCCTCTATCTGTCACCTTGCTAATTACCCAGTTTGATACATTCTTCTCTAGCTCTTTTAATGCGCTATCTCTTGCAGTTTTTATTGAATTTAATTCGTCTGCATAAGTAGCGGCGTTAGGGTTTAGCTCATTTATTTTGTTTCTATAGAAAGAATCGGTTGTCTTTCTCAGAATATTATAATTTTGTAATGAATTTGCGTTCTTTAACGAAGCATCCAAAAATGCCTCTGCACTTATTTTTGGAATACCGGCAGCATCTTTGGCAAGCAACTTTTCTATCAGTTCAGGCCTGATCAAATCATAATACTGTTTTGTCGTAGCGACAGCATCTGACCATGCTTTCCTCTGCTTACCTGTTGTGTCCCCAAAAACTATATTTTTTGGGTTATCTATTACATCGCGTATTGATTGAGCAATTTCACTATGAGTGACAGATAGAGTCTTATCACCCTCTTGGAACGCTTTCCTGGATATCTCACCGGCCCTTTGCCGGATATCTTGAAGTTCTCTTAAAGAGATATCTCTTTTTGTGTAGCTATTGCGTATTTCCTCTAAAACCTCACGAATCTCATTGTCTATTCCCCGATTTTGAATGGGAGACATATTATCAATTTTATCAAATATGTTATTAATTGATTTATTGCGGTACAAATACATGCTGTCTAAAGGTACATTTTTCCATGCAGCTTTTTGAGCCGCATTGGAAGAATCAATCATATTGTCAAAAGCACTCTTTGCAACAGGAGAGGTGAACTGCATTTCTAAAGGGGTTGTTCCAGAAGCTGCTTCCATAGCAGACAATCTGGCTTTTTCATCGGGTATTTTACCGCTTAAAGTACCTTTGAAACCTTCAGCAGCTTCCTGCATTTTCCTCAGATTGGCATCCATCTGGCCCTGCAAAGCAATTGCTTCCGGGCTAGCTGTATCAAGTGCTTTTAACTGCTTTTCAATACTACTAAATTTACCAGACCCCAGAATCTGGGAAGTTGTCGGTTCAACACCAGTAACTTTCGAAGTTTCTGCCGCAGCTTTTATTTTGTCTTGAAGAGCTTTTCTGAATTCAACAAGATTATCTGTGTTTTCTATCATCCCTTCACGAAGCATCTGTCCCGTTATACGATCTACTAGAGCCGGATTCTGAGTGACTCTTGCTACAACAATAGGAGGTATCGACCCCCCTGCAACGGAACCCAGAAACGATACCCATGGCTTATATGGCTCTGACACAAACTCCGGCGCAACAGAGCCGCCAACTG